TCAGGAGTAAAAAACTTATTAATTAAGAATAAGATAATAGAAGAGATAGCAGAAGCTCGTCAAGCTATATGCGACGGTTGTGAGTTTAAATCTAAAGACTGTTCGCCATTAATAACAGAATGTTGTTCTGCATGTGGATGTTCTTTAAAATTTAAAACTAGGTCTTTAGAATCTTCTTGTCCCAAAGATAAATGGCCAAGTATAGATGATAAATAATAAAAATTTTAAGTTAACAGATATACCTAAGTTTCATCCTGTACTTGAGCATTATGAAAGATTATCATTTTGGAAAGCAGAGAAACGTAAATGTATAGAAGGTTATTGGCAACAAGGAAAATGGATGCCAGGACCGTTGTATTATTATGTAAACTTTCATAACATACAGTTTGAAGACGACTCATCTGTATCACAGGCATTTGGGTTACCTTTTTTACGTGACATAGATTGGGAGTTATTTTATATATATGAAGAGTGTAGGGGATTTTCAGGATTCTCTAATGATAAACAATATACATGTGATCGTAAATACGGTCCTGAAAAAGAATTGGCTATTAAGCTTAAACGTATTACTAAAGAAGAAGTTAAACGATTAAAATATATTCCTGCACGGGAGTATTTACGAAAAAACCATGGTAAGAGTTTAGGCAAGCCTTTATACAAAAACTCAGCAAAACATTTTATTAGTATACAATCTAGAGGTGGAGGTAAATCATATGCTACATCAGGTATAGCAGAGCATAACTTTTTATTTGACGGAGCTACAGATTATGATGATTATTTATCTAGAAAAAAGACTAGAAACTTTTTAGCGTCAGATACTATTATAGGAGCAATTGATACTAAGTACTCAATACCTCTTATGAAAAAAGTTACTACTGCATATGACCTACTTCCTGGAAGCTTTCAGTTAGGAGATGAATTCTATCCGTCGCCTTTATCGATATCTTACACAGGTTCTTTTATGGCCAACAGAGAGGCGACAACACGTACAGGTTCTGTAATGCGACATCGTACATTTAAAGATAATCCACTTGCTGCCAACGGTACTAGACCTAATTTAGTTGCCTTAGATGAGATCGGATTTATGTATAATATAAAAGAATCTTGGGGAGCTATTGAAGCAACACAAGCATCTAAGGCAAAAAAGAATCTAGTCATATGGGCTTTAGGAACAGGAGGACTTGTATCAGGTAGAGCAGCATTATATGCAGAAAGTATATTTAGAAATCCTCAAGATTATAATTGTGTAGAATTTAAAGATCATTTTGAAAATAGAGGAACTATAGGATATTTTGTTCCATACTCAAAAACTCTTAATGAATTTAAAAAGGGTCCTAACCTTATAACAGATGAAGCATTATCTAGATTATATATAGAAGATAAAAGAGAGACTGCAAAAAAATCACCAGACCCAACTGTATATCAGACAGAAATAATTAACGGTCCTATGTTGCCGTCAGAAGCTTTCTTAATTTTAGAAGGAGCATTCTTTCCTACACTACAATTAAAAGAACAGCTTGCTGAAGTAGAGGGAGGTAAGTATGCAAAATACACAGATGCTAGCTTTAAAGGAATTCTTAGTTTTAATAAAGATAACGAAGTAGAATTTAGTACTATACAAGATCTTAGGCCAATAAGAAAGTTTCCATTAAATAAAAACGACGATAAGAGAGGATGTGTCGAATTATGGGTTAAACCTCAAAAAAATCCTGAAGGAGTAGTTCCAAGAAATGTATATATAGGAGGAATAGATGTCGTGGATAAAGACAAATCTACTACTGACTCACTGCCTTCTATATTTATAATGAATAGACTAACTAGACAATTAGTTGCAGAATATACAGGAAGAACTTCTGAAGCAAAAGATTTTTACGAAATATGTAGAAAGTTATTGTTATATTATAATGCTATAGGAATGTATGAAAAAAACCTTATAGGTTTATTTAATTATTTTGACAGGCATAAATGTACTTATCTACTTGCAGATACTCCTTATCAATTAAGATCTTCTGATACATATAAACAATCAGGAAATACTTCTAAAGGTATTAACGCATCAAGCGCTGTAAATTCAGAAGGACGTAATATGGTTAAGTCTTGGCTACAGGAACCTATATCTATTAAATCAGAAGTTAAAGTATATGAAACGTTATACTCATCTGCATTAGTTACAGAATTAGTTATGTGGAATCCTCAAGGAAACTTTGATAGAGTTTCTGCGTTAATAATGTTAATGTGGTTAGACGCAACTATGTATAAAGAAACTAATAAACGTGTAGAAGAAGTTAAAGGTTTCTTAGACAATGATTATTTTTCTAATATGGGAGTACTAAAAAAGAAAGTTACAGGGACCATAGATTCAAATTTTTATTCATAGATTTGTAAGAATAGAAAAAAATTACTATGAGCGATAATTTAGACAGTCAAGGATTTATTAATTTTCCAAGACAAAAACTATCTGATGCTCAGAAAACAGATAAGTGGTATAAAAAGAATATAGACTTTGCAGGACATTTATTAACTTCTGATGTTAACCTTAGAAATAGTTTTAAGAATAAACGAATTAACTACAATCTAAGAGCTAATGTAATATCTCCTAGAGATTTTGAAAGATTTATTAATCCTGACAATTTAGATTTAAGCACTCTGCCAGCCAGCTTCCAGCATATAGGAATAGAGAATACAAAAATTAATTTACTATTAGGAGAATATTCTAAACGTAAAAAAGAATTTAAAGCTTATATCTCATCAGGAGATCAAGAAGGTATATCTAGAAAAGAAGAACAATTGATGGAGCAAATTACTCAGGAGATGGTTCAGATTATTCAAACAGAATCTATAAGTCCTGAAGAAATACAAAAAAGATTACAAGATCTTGAGAGATATAAAAACTATGGCTTTCAAGATATGAGTGAAATAGTTGCTAATAAAATTCTTAAAAAAGAATATAAAGAAGGCAACTTTGATTTTACATTTCTTAGAACATTTGAAGACTTGCTAACCGCAGGTGAAGAAATAATGTATTGTGGCGTATTAGGAGGAGAACCTGTTATGCGACGAGTAAACCCTATGAACGTTTACACTCTTGGAGGAAATTCTATGTTTATAGAAGATGCAGATATTATCGTAGAATACGGATATAAATCTGTCGGACAAGTAATAGATGATTATTGGGATACTTTAGAACCTAAAGACGTAGACTTTTTAGAAAAAGGAAGAACAGATACTTCAACAGATGGCGGCCCAGGTATAGGATTAAATAGAGATATATCGATATTTGATTTTTATGGAGAAGCAGGTGCATTAGATATATTTCATCCAAACGAAGCAGGTGTTAGAACATTTGCAGGAGCTTTTGATACTTATGGTAATGTAAGAGTTATGAAAGTATGTTGGAGATCTCGACGTAAAATTGGAGAGCTCACTTATTTTGATGATGAAGGTGTAGAACAAAAAGATTGGGTTCCTGAAGATTACAGGCCTAATAAAGAACTTGGAGAAAAAGTAAAATGGATATGGGTAAATGAGTGGATGGAAGGCACTAAAATTGCCGACCATATTTACACTGTTATGCGTCCTGTACCATTTGCTAGCAAATCATTAGTAAACAAATCAAAAGGGACCCCGCCATATATCGGCTCGGTTAATTCTACCAACGACTATAAAGTCCAATCCCTAATGGACATAATGAAGCCTCTTGCATATTCCTATGACATAGCGTATTATAAAAGAGAACTTGAAATAGCCACATATAAGGGGTCCTTTACTGCTATTAACTCTGCACTTGTTCCTTCAGGATGGGATCCTAAAGAATGGATGAGATACGTAACAGTAAATAAATTTGCTTGGTTAGACCCAACTAACGAAATACTTAAAGGACCTGCGCAAGGTAAATCAGCAGGACAATTTAATCAGCTTACTGCACAACAAGTAAACATAGGAGATCCTAATGCAATTGGTATGTATACTAATTTACTTGTAGATATAGAGAATACTCTTGGAAAGCTAGCTGGTATATCTGGCGCTAGAGAAGGGCAAATACAAAACAGAGAAGCGGTTAATAATGTAGAAAGAGAAGTAGCACAGACATCTCACATTACAGAAAAATGGTTTGCTATTGACCAAAATTTTAGAAAAAGAGTTTTAACTAAATTTTTAGAATGTTGTAAATATGCATATAAAGCAAATCCTCAAAAAGGTCAATTCTTACTTGACGATCTCAGCCAACAGTTTATTACTCATTTTGATGAGTTTGCCTCTACAGAATATGATTTACATCTTTCTAATTCTACTAGTGATACGCAATTGTATAACGATATTAAATCGCTTTCACAAGCAGCTATACAAAATGGCCAAGCAACTATTTCAGATTTAGTTGCTATATCACAATCAGACTCTGTACAAGACATTGCTAAAAAACTTGAAGCTTCTGCCCAAAGAATTAAAGAAGAGAATAATAAAATGCAAGAGCAACAAATGCAACAACAACAAGAAATGCAACAAGCTCAAATGCAAGCTGATCAGGAAGCTAGAGAAATTGAGCTTAAAAAGCATGATGATGATATAGCTGTTAAAAGAGAAAAAATTCAAGCTGATTTAGAAATAGCAGCAATGCGGGAAATAAATAATAATTATCGTACTGAATCAGGTTTAATGGATTCAGATAATAATGGTATCGCAGATGAATTAGATCTTAGAAGAACAGAAGTAGAAGAAGAGCGAATTGTTCAAAAAACAGAATTAGATCAAGGCAAACTTCAAGAACAAATACGTTCTAATCAAGTTAAAGAAAGTATTGCAAAAGAAAAAATAGATCTTGAAAGAGAAAGAACTGAAGCTATGAAAAAGAAATAAAGCTATAAGACTATAGCATATACTTATTAATAGATTTAAGTTTATTTATAAAAAAAATTTTAATATTGTAACCAAATAAAGACAGCAAACAATGAGTGAAGAAAAAGAAGATTTATTTGAAGGACTTCAAATAATGTCCCCAGAAGAATTAAACGCAGTCGTGGAGTCTGACGAAAATTCTGAAGGAGAAGAAAAAAAAACAAATTCTGATGAGTCAGAAATGTTTAAACCTGTAGTATCTGAAGAAGGAGAAGGTTCTTATGAGAACACTAAAAATTCAACAGATTCTAAAACCGCTACTTCAAACGAGAAGAGTGAAGCAATTTATAAAGGATTAATTAAGGAATTAGTAGAATCAAATATTATTACTGCTGCAGAAGCAGATAAATTAGACGAACTAGAAGGATCATTAGATACTATTAAAGAACTAATGAACAAGACAGTTCAAACTAATTTTAAAGCAGCAGAAAAACAGTGGAAAGATAATATGCCTGCCGCTAAAAAAAGGTTCTTAGAAATTGAAGACGCATTTGATGAAACCGATCAAGCTATTATGATGGCACAGCGATTAGAGTTTTTTGATAGCATAGATGTAGAGTCTATAAAATCAGATGAAAATCTTCAAAAAGAAATTTATTATGATTTATTAATATCTAAGAATTTTTCTCAAGAACAAGCAATAGAGTCTATACAAGATGCTATAGAAGTAGGTAAACTATCTGACAAAGCTATAAAAGCTATTCCTGAACTAAGAGGACAAGCAAATTCTGTAGTTACTCAGGCTAAAGAATATAAAGCTAATAAAACTAAAAAAGAAATTGAAACTCAGAATAAAGCTTTTGAAAGTTTAATTTCTAATATAGATGCAAGAACTTCTTTTGTAGATGGTATGATTCTTAATAAGATTAGTAAAGATAAGGTTAAGCAAAATATTCTTAGTCCTGTTTATAAAGATGATAAAACTGGAAGAGAGTACAATAGCTTAATGTATAAGCAGACTAGAAATCCTGCAGAGTTTGAAATGTTAATTAATTATTACGATACTCTAGGATTATTTAATTTAAATAAAGACGGTAAATTTAAACCAGACATTTCTAAATTAAAGCAAGTAGCAAAAACAAGCGCAATTAATGATTTAGATAAAATAATTGCATCAGAAGATAGAAACGTAGGTAGAAATACTTCTGTAGAAACTTCTGAAAAGACTGGAAACATATTAGATATGTTGGAACGGTCAATGAAAAAGTAAAAAAGGTTAAATAAATATATTCGTTAAACAAATAATACAAATCAAAAAATGGCACAATTACTTCCATTACAAAAGTATGAAGCGAAGGATTACAATGGTTTAGTCACTGACAACCATTTCCACGCTTTGTACCAACAAAAGCCTCAATTGATTAGTAACGTAATTCGTGAGATTTACAAAACTAATCTACAAGGTAAACTTCGTGAATTCGTAGATCGTTTCCCAGTTAAAGAAGTGGAACAAGAAAACGGATTTTACAACTGGATGTTGCAAGGGCAACATGACAAAAATCTTCCACTAGTTGATGCAGAAACTATCGATGGATCTTCTATTTCTGCAGGGACTTTCCCAGCAAACGTAGGTTCTAACGGTGAGCGTTTCTACTTAATCTTTGACGAAGCTCTATTTGAAGAAACTAACGTTCTTCGTGGAGAAGTTGATGATTATCATCTATTGGTTAAAAAATCGATGGACGCAGGTTCACGTTTCAAGTTTGAGGTTGAATTAGTAACAGATAGCTCTACTAAATCTATTCCTTCTGAGGAATTAGCAATTGGTACACGTTGGTCTAAGTTTTACTCACTTTCTCCTTCAACTCTTTCTTACCAAGGTTCTAAGCCTTACTTCACTTCTCCTTGGAGAATGGAAAATCGTCCATCTACATTACGTATGGAATATGAAGTAGCTGGTAACACAATCAACAAAGGTAAAAACGAACCACTTGAGTTTGGATTTAACTACAAAGGACAAACAGAATCAATCTGGATTAATTATCAAGATATGGTTGCTCATCACCAATGTGAAGAGATGTTTGCTCGTATGTTGATGTATGGTAAGAAGAACTGGACATCTGATCACAAGTACCTAAACAAAGATGACAAAACTAAATATGCAGTTGAGTCAGGTGCAGGTTTCTTTGATCAAATCGCTCCTTCTAACGTACATTACTATAATACTTACGATCTTGATTGGCATCTAGAATTGCTTCTTGATATGGGTGTTGGTAAACTTGAAAGAGGTAAAAGAACTATTCATTTACTTACAGGTGAGTTTGGTGCAATTGAAATCTCTAAGCAGATTCAAGAAAAGAGAGGTCAATTAAACGTAACTGTTATTCAGGATCGTTTTATTGATTCAAACTCTAAGCCAGGTAACTTAGGTGGTAAAAACACTAAAGCTACACAACAACCACAATACAATATCTATGAGTGGTATAACGGAGTTACTATTATGGTTGAAATCCTTGATTTCTTCGATGATGATGTATACTTCCCACAACGTCACCCAGATGGAAAAGGTATCGTAGAATCTCACAGAATTCTTGCTCTTGACTATGGTGATACTGCAGGTATCTACCGAGTTAAGCCAAAAGGAGTTCCAGATTACAATTGGGCTTATATCCCAGGTATGAGAGATCCTTTCTCAGCAGGTGGTAAAGGTAGTCCTAAAATGGTTGCTTCACGAGTAGACGGTTACGAAGTTCACTTCCAGAAATGGGGAGGAATGATGATCGAAGATCCTACGAAAGTAGTTGACCTAAGATTACTAGTAGAACGGTAGTTTCTAATTAATTATAAAGCTCCTCAGAGTTGATAGCCTTGGGGAGCTTTTATAAAGAGAATTTATAAAGACAGCAAATAAAAAATAAAATGGCAAAAACAGCAGAAAAAGAAAAAGTGGTGTATGGTACTTTTCTGCAAGACAGAGTGGTTTCAATTAAACCAGTAGAGTCTTCAGGAAAATGGAGTAACTTATTAGTAAAAGGACAAGACAAACAAAGAGATCCTTTTTTATATAATAAAGTTAAACGTAGTTACCAAGTACCTTTAAATAGCCAAACCAGGGGTGGCGGAGTTAAAGTAATTCTTGACGATCAACACAGAGTGAAGATTGAAAAGTACAACGAGAGTTATCCAAACGGGATGACTCAAAAAGAGTTCTTTGAAACAGAGTTAGGGGCAAATTTAAATACTACCCTAAAAACAAATGATAACTTTTGGAGATCAGATAGAAGAGGTAGAGTTATTCTTACAAAAGAAGGCGCTACTCTTAATCTAAACAGATCTTTAGATATGTTAAAGTATTTAATCTTACTTTCTAATAGGATGTTGGTATCACCGTCTTATGATGAGAGAATTTTAAAAGCAACATATGAATTTATGGTTGTAGATGAAGATAAAGTAACTGTTAAGAAACTTGCAGAAGCTACTGTTAAAGCAGATGCCTTTGTTAAGTTTGCTGAAATCACAAACAGCAAAGCTTCTATTACAGGATTTATTAAATCATTAGGCCGTACAATTCCAGCAACTGCATCGTTAGATTGGTTAAAAAGTGAAGTATTAAATGTGGTTGAAAAAGACCCTAAATATTTCTTAGAAGTAGTTAACCATCCACAGTATAAAGATCGTATCTTTGTACAAGAAGCAACTGAAGCAGGAGCTATAGTTAGAAAAGGAAACAAGCGATATACTCTAGACAACGGATCAGAGTTAGGAGATTTGACAGACACAATAATGTTCTTAAATAACCCTGACAATCAAGAAGTTAAGATGAGAGTAAAAGGAAAAATAGATTTAAAAAAACGTAAATAATGACTGCAAATCAAATGGCTGATATGTTAGAGGAGAAATTAGACAGAGCTGATAGCTTTGGTTCTCCTGGATACGAAGATTTCGATCTTACATCCGTACTAACAGAGGCACAAGATATGTATGTTAAAAAGTTTTTTGATGAAATGAATAATCGAAAGCAGAAAGGTTTCGAGGAAACAGAAATAAGAAATCAAGGATTGTCAGCGTTAGTAAAAGACGGTGACAATCTTTCGGTTTCAGCTGATCAAGTAGGTACAATTGTAAATAATAACGTAACAGGAAAGTTTTACGATTTACCCGATGATCATATGTATACTATTTACGAAGAGTGTACAATTGATAAAAAAGAATGTGATACTGGAGCATTTATAATTGGATGGGTCAACGTAGTTGCTCACAATGAAATGCAAAGGTATAACTGGAGTAAGTACAAAAAACCTTTTTACAGAGTCGACGGAAACTGTAGGGTTTGGCGTGCAGAGTTTAGCAGACAGCATTCAGGAAGACTGAGCACTCAACCTGCCAAAACAGATAAGCGCCACGAGTTATTTACAGACGGAACATTTAATGTAACTAATTACCATATTAGGTATGTTAAAAATCCAGAAAGTATAACAGTAAATAGAACTACTCCAGCAAGTCAAGCAAACTGTGAGCTTGATACTAGCACTCATGTAGTGATAGTAGGCATAGCAACAGATTTAATGATGCAACGTGTAAAAGAACAGAAGGTTCAAACAATTGAGAACTTTCGAGACTTAGAATAAATAAATAAAGTATAAATTTTTAAAAAACAAAAAAATGTTAAGAACCGCAGACAATGTATTTAGTGTCTTATTAGATAATAATAATGCTAGAACAACAAATTTACCTGCTGTAGGAACAGTGGTAACTGCCGCAAATTTACCTTTAGGGGCAATTGTAATGGTAGACGCAGGAATGCGTAGAATAGCCGCAACTACACCAACAGGTGGTGGATATAATGTAGTAGATCGTTATCGAATTGCTCAAGGTAGAGGAGCTTCAAAATCATTAATGGTTTCTCCAATGATTACTAAAGCTACAGCTACTATTTCAACTAGTAACCACAGAGCTTCAGCGCAACAAGTAAGTATCGTAGGATACAACGGAACAACAGGATCTCTTCCTGCAGCTACTTCCACTGATTATTTCATTAAAATTCGTAAGAATGATAATGATGCAGCTAATCGATCTCAACCAATGAGTCTTTTTGCAGGACCCGTTAAAACTGATGCTTCAGCTAATCAATCTGAATTAGCTAATGCTCTTGTAAAAAATGGTATTGCTAATTTCAGAGATGAGCCAGCTAATAACTATTTAACTTTTAGCGCACTTTCTGATGAAGCAGGTGCAGCCCCAGCAGGTACTCTTGTAAATTTAGTATTTACTCAAGGAAGCAGAGAAGTAGTTTCTGATACTCTTAATGTTACTATTACTAACGTTGCTGTAGGTGACGCTATTAAAGTAGCTGTTGCAACTACAAGCTCTATATATTTTGTAACTGCTAAAGAAAACGGAACAGCTACTACTCCAGCTAAACTTACTTTAAGCTATGCTTTTCAAGAAGCAACTGCTACAGTAGCAAAAGCAACTGCTCGAAGAATTGCACAAGCAGACCTTATAGCTTCTGAGTGCGGAGTTAGATTGACAGGTGTTCAAGCTGACTTTAATGTAAACTCTTTCCGTGATTATTATGTAAACAGATTTACTGTTACTTTTTCTGACGAATCAACTACAGTTACTACAACAGGAGCCCGAACAGGTTCTGGTATGTGGGAACAAGTTGCTATGGATGAGTACATGAGCTACGGATTTGAAGGTGAAAACAGCATGTTAGGTGTTCCACCA